ATAGTAATTCAATGAGAAATCTTAAAGAATATATCGGTATTGCTCCTGATACACCGATTGAAGAAATGTACGATAAAACTGTCCAGGCTATAGAGTTTGGTGCTTTTGGTAAGATCTTTGATGACGTTCTTGGTTTAGCTAAGAACTATAAGAAGATGGATAAAGATAGAGTGAAACAAGCAGATATTGCTGTTGGTGGAGCTGCTGGTTCTGCTGCTGTTGTAGAACAATTTACAGAAGATCCAAATCAAGCAACAAATGAAATGACACCAAATCTAAATCCTAGTGAGGAAAAAAAAAATCCAAATTTTAACGATGATCAAAGTAGCATTCCAGGTACTGTTAATGAATATGGTTTTGAAAAGACAGCTGGTCTAGCTCCAGTATTTAGATCTGTTTTAAAAGAGACTGCAAAAAATTTACCAAACAAAGGATCAGGACAACAAATATTTAATACATTAAAAAATACACCAGGTCTTAAACAACAGGAATTGAAGTGGTCAGGTCTTGATGAATTTTTACAAAATAAAAAGTCAGTTACTAAAGAAGAAGTTAAAGAATATTTAGAAAACAATACATTAGATGTTGCTGAAATTAAATTACCAAGAAAAGGAAATTTTGATCCAAAACTTGAAGATCTTTATAAAAATGTGAATGCAGATTATGGAAAGTTATATGATGAATTAAAAACACTTCCTCAAAATGAAGGAAGGATGGTTGATCCTTTTAGATATACCTTGACCAACATTAATGATAACGGCACAAAATTTTTAGAAACTGTTAATATGGATGTTTTGGATAACGTCTTTATTGGACAAAGATTAAATACTTATATTCCACCAACTGCAATGATGTCTAAGATGTCTAAAGGAAATTATTTTGATAAGTCAAAACTTATAGATGATTTTGGTAAAGAAGGAGATCCAAATACTTTAGAATTTTTTATGTTTGAGGATAGTGCATCTGGTAGAGTTACTGCACATAGTAGAAAAAATTATAAAGATGTAATTGGACAAGAAGATTTAATGTCTGGTGGTAAATACGAATTTACTTACAAAACAGAAATGAACATAAAAGAAGCTGAAATGTATATGTTTATGAAGTTAAGAGACAGATTAGATAGAGTTGTTACTAAAGAAAGAGATGCTGGAAAAACTAAATTTGGTGGTCCAAGTTATACTGAGCCAGGTGGAGAAGATTACAAAGAAATTATATTTAAACTAAAAGGCGATAAAGGCTATCCTGTTGAAGTTAAAGGTACTTTACAAGATAAAGTATATAAAACAGAAAGTCCTTATAGATCGCCTGAAGTACATTTTGGAACTAAAAACGAATTTGCACACGTAAGATTTAAAACAAGAGATTTGAATGGTCAGAAAGTTTTAACAGTTGAAGAAATGCAATCTGACATTGTTCAAGATATGAAAAAAGGTACAATTACAAATAATGTTCAAGATTTTCCATTTAAAAATAATTGGTACGAATTAGTAACAAAAAGATTAATTAGATACGCTGCAGATAATGATTTTGATGCTGTTGCTATACCTAAAGGCGAAACTATTGCTGATAGATACAAACAAAGTACAGCTAAAGCTATAAGAGTAAATGTCAAACCAAAATTAACTGAGGCTGGTACAGATCCTAGTTTTGAAGTTACATACTTTGGTGGTGGAAATAGAGAATTAAAAAGAAAAACTTTTTATGCTGAAGAATTAAACCAATTTGAAAAGGAAATTGGATCAAAAAATTATTCACAACTAAAAGGTAATATTGATAATTTTATTAAAAATAGACCAGAGGATGAATTATTTAATACAAATTACTTTGCTGAATTAGATGAGCCATTAATTGTTGGATCAGGTAAAGGCAAAATAGACTTATACGATAAAGCTATTCCAAGCTTCATGAAGAAGTATGCAAAGAAATGGAATGCTAAAGTTTATGATGATAACTTTAGACAAAGAAAAGAAATCGATAGTGCTTTTAATCAACCAAACTTACCAGTAACTATCATTGAACTTACACCAGAGATGAAACAATCCGTTCAACAAGACGGACAAGCTCTATTTAATATTTTCGGAATAGGATCAGCAGCAGCTATAGGATCAGATGCAGTCCTACAGAATGATAGAAACAATACTATTTCAAATCTAACAGAAAATTAGTAAATATTGATTATCCTCAAATATTTCTAAAAAATTTTCTTAAAATTTCAAAAGGTAAAAAATAATGGTCAATCCAAGAACTATAGGTTCAGCATTTACAAAACAGGAAAGTAAAGATCTTTTAGATAAAGCTCAGATATTAATTGATGAGAAAATAAAAGGACCTAAACTTAAAAAGAAAAAAGAACCTAAAACAGAAGCAGATAGTGTTTACAATCAAGAGCTTAGTGTAGAGAAAAGTTTAGAACCAAAAAATTTAAAAACACCGCCTAAAGTTCCAGTTGATAAGGCGGAGAAGATGCTCTTTACAAAAGAGAATAAAATTAAGCCTACAAAGCTAATAGATTTTAATATTACTAAGTTTGATACTAGAGATGATATTTTAAAGTTTATTGATGAAGTATCTGTTCAGTTTAAAACTTCTATTGATAAACAAAAAAGAGGTGTTCAAACTAATGAAGCCACAAAAGAAATGGCTCAACTACTTCAGGTTAATTCAAAAGACCTAAAGGAAAGTTTATTAAAGATAAAGCCTGGACAGACTTTAAATGCTGAAACTATTTTAGCTGCTAGAGAATTATTGTTAGCTGCAATGAATAAGATGGATGAATTAGCTGTTGCTGCTAAATCAGGTGGACCAGAAGAGCTTATGGCTTTTAGACAGCACATGGCTTTAACTTCTGAATTACAAAAAATTATTAAAGGTGTTCAAACTGAAACTGGTAGAGCATTACAACAATTTAAAATACCAGTTAGAGATAAAAATTTTACTGCAAGAAATCTTGATGATTTAAATAGAGATCAGCTAATAATGGATCTTGGAGGAGAGGAGGCTATAAGAACTTTAGCCAAAACTTATCTTAAAGCTAATACTCCAAAAGCAAGAGCTACATTAACTGATAAGGCTGGATTAATTACTAAATCTCAAGAAGCTTTAGCTGAAATATTTATTAATGCTATTTTATCAAATCCGCTTACACACGTTAGAAACACAGCTGGTAACTGGATTACTCAAGGAATTTTACAACAAGAGAGAAAGTTAGCTGCAAGATTTTTTAGTGATGCTTCGCAAACTGGCGGTGTTGCTGAATTTGAAGATATTGCAAAAGCTTATGGTAGATCTCAAGCATCTACTGAAATGTGGGCTGCTATTGGAAGAGAACTAGCTGAAGGCAAAATGCCTAGCATTGCTAATCAATTTAGTGGATCTAAAGTTGAGATGCGACCAGGTAAAGCTACTGCTGAACATTTCGGAATGAAAGAAGGTGGTCTTGCTACTGGTGTAGATATTTTAGGAAGAATATTAACTTTAGATAGAATACCTACAAAGATGTTATCAGTTTCAGATAACTACTTTAAGAATTTAGAATATAGATCAGAGATCTATGCTTTAGCTTACAGAGAAACTTTAGACTTAGTTCAAAGTGGTGTTTTAAAAAAAGATGTTGCTGCAGATTTTTTAGCTAACAGAGTTGTTAATCCACCAGAAGCTCATGTTAAAAAAGCTATGGAAGCTACTTTGGAAAGTACGTTTCAAACTAAGCTTGGAACCAGAGGAGATATTTTAGATCTTGGAAAAGGTTTACAAAGATTAAAATCTGGATCTGGTTGGTTTACATTTATAACAAATTATTATTTACCGTTTATTCAAACACCAGCAAACGTAGTTGGTATGACTTTGGAGAGAACTCCTGGACTTAACTTTATTTTAAGAAGTTACAGAGACGATATATCAGGAGCAAATGGTTTAGCTGCTCAACAACTTGCTAAATCTAAAATGGCTGTTGGTACATTATTTTATGGAACCGTTATGGGTATGACTTTCGGTAAACCTTATGGAGTTAGTGCAACTGGTACTTCTCCTGAAATCGGAATGAATTTTAAAAATAAATATAATAAATCCGATATGAAGAAGTTACTTGGTATTCAATCAGGTACTATCAATATTCCATACGGAGACGAAACATTACAAATTAATTTAACTGGTAATGATCCTATTGCGATGGCTTTTAGACAAGCTGCAGATTTAGCTTCTATTGCTCAATATGGATTTAAAGATAATGACCAGGCGCAAGATTATTTAAATTATGTTTTAGCTTTTACATTATCAGTTGGAGAAAATATTGGATCTTCAACATTTATGGCTGGTGTAGGTAAAGCAGTTGATGATTATCAAAATTATAAGCAACTAGGTTTTGTTGAAGGAGCTGAGAGACAAGTTAAGTCTATGGTAAGTGCTTTTGTACCTACTGGTGTTAGACAAACAATGAAGCTCTTTAATGAAGATAATAATAAGATTGCTGTAACTATTGATGAATATATTACAAAGAATTTATACGATGCTTCATTACCAAAAGATTATGATTTACTTGGCGATGAAATAGAACGATTTGGATTAATATCCTTTAGAAAAGAAGATCCAATTAGAAATGAAATTTTAAAATCTGGTGTTGAAATAAATCAATTACCAAAATCATTTTCATTTCAAAAAGACGGTTTATCTACCAGTATAGATTATACTGCAGAAGAACTCTCTTTTATGAAGAAGAGATCTGGCGAATATGCAAAAGAATTTTTAGCAGCAATATTTGCAAGTGATGAATATAACGATCCATCATTAGACAATTTTGTAAAACAAGAATTTATTAAAAAAGCTTTTAGTGGTGCAAGAAATGCAGCTAAAGCTGACTTACTTTTTAACTCCGATGATACGTCTGATGACTATCAAGAATATCCAGAATTTATAGTAGATGATGAAGATCTAGGCTTACAGGTTACAGGTAAAGGAGCTTACGAAAATTCATTAGAATTAAGAACAAGAATTGAGAGTGAGATTAGATCAAATCTTTTAAGTGAAATAAGAACAAAAAATCAAGGACAAGAACTAGCTAAACCAGAAGCTCAATATTTTGGTGGCATAGAGGAATAATAAAATATGACAATTTCAACAACGATTATAAAAAATAGTTATTCAGGTAACGGATCTACATCAGTATTTAATTATACTTTTAAGATTAGTCTTGAGAGCGAGATGGAGGTTATCATTAGATCTTCTAATGGAACTGAAACTGTTAAAACATTAACTACTCATTATACAGTTGGTGGTGTTGGAAATGCTGGAGGAGGAACCGTTACATTCACAGCTGGTAATATTCCTGTAACTGGCGAAACCGTTATTTTAAGAAGAGATACAGCACAAACACAAACGATGGATCTTATTGATAATGATCCAATGAGTGCTGAAACGATTGAAGATGCACACGATAAAAGCATAGCTTTAATTCAAGAACTTCAAGAAGAAATTGATAGATCTATAAAACTATCAAGAACCAATACAATGACATCTACAGAATTTATTGTGGATGCAACAAACAGAGCTAATAAAATTTTAGCATTTGATAGTGCTGGAGAAATTTCAGTTACTCAAGAACTTGGAACTTATAAAGGTACAGATGCAACAACTACAACTGCTGCTTATGTACAAAGAGATATTATTAAATCAACAACTGCTGCTCAGCTTAACAATGTTTATATTTGCGTAGCAGATAGTGTTGTTGGAGATTTATTAACTGATACAGATCATTTTGAATTATTAGTTGATGCTGTTGCTGCTGGAACAAGTGCTACAGCTGCTGCTGCTTCTGCTACTGCCGCTGCCGCTTCTGCTACAGCTGCTGCAACCAGTGCAACTAACGCAGCAACATCAGAAACGAATGCTGCAACATCTGAAACAAATGCAAGTACATCTGAAACGAATGCCGCTTCAAGTGCTACTGCTGCTGCATCTTCAGCTACATCAGCATCTGCATCAGCAACTACTGCTACAACTAAAGCAAGTGAAGCATCTACATCAGCAACCAATGCAGCATCTTCAGCTACTGCAGCTGCTAGTTCAGCAACCTCTGCTGCTAGTTCTGCTACAACAGCTACGACTAAAGCAAGTGAGGCAAGTACCTCTGCAAGTAATGCTGCAAGTTCTGCTAGTTCTGCATCAACTTCTGCAACTACTGCTACAACACAAGCAACTAATGCTGCTAACTCAGCTACTGCTGCACAAACAGCTCAAGCCGCTGCTGAGGCTGCTGCTGATAATTTTGACGATACATATCTAGGAGCCAAATCATCACTTCCAACAGTTGATAATGATGGCGATGCCTTAACTACTGGCGATCTAGTATTTTTAACAACCGATAATTCACTTTATGTTTGGACTGGATCTGCTTGGCAAAAAGCAGCTGTCGATACAACATCATTTGCAACAAAAGGATTTGCGACTGCAATGTCAATCGCATTATAACAGGAGGAAAATAAATGGCTCAAGACTTTGAAAGAGTACACTCAAGCTCAATATCAAACTCATCTGGTTCGCCAACATCTATATTAACTGCAAATAGCGATGATGCTTTAGTATCAATTAGATGCGTAAATAAAAGCACATCAGCTGTAACTGTTACTGTGATTATAAACAGTTCAAGTACAGATCATTTCGTAATTAAAGATGCACCGATACCAAGTGGAAGCTCACTAGAGTTAATTGATAGTGGATCAAAAATAGTGATGCAAAACAC